AGTTGGCTAAGTAAAAACGTAAGACCATTAACCTTAGTGGTGGTCATAGCGTTTTTAGTCTTAGCTACCTTCTTTGATGGTTTAGGGATCATAGAAGTAGATAGTGCTTGGATAAGCCTATGGAATATGCTTAGTGTAACTGTCGTAGGTGGGTACTTCGCAGTACGCACCATCGACAAGAAGGGTAAAACTAAGTAATCTAAAAGACTCTAGAGTAAGAGTATATATATCTCTACCCTTTAGGGGTAGATATATATACTCTATATATAGTATTCTAAAGTAAAAAAAAGGGGTTCTCTGGCAGACGGCCAAATCTACAACCCAAACTTTTTTCACAGACTTTTACACACTTATCATTTTTTTTATTACATTTGGGTATAACCAAAAAGAAAAATGCTATGGTAAATCAAGTAACAAAAGATGAATGTATTGAGGCTATCAACTATTTATGGGGTACAGGTGCTACTATGCAAATGTCTTCAGACCAACAATACTACACAGAGATTCTACTGAAGCGAGTAGCTAATGCATACTCAATAGAACTAGGATAATCACAAAAATTACAAGCCACCTTTCGAGGGTGGCTTTTTTTTTATACTTTCACGACAATCAAAAACAGATGCTATGACAAACGAGACTTATGAACTTGCTCAGGCAAGAGTTGAGGCCTTAGAGAGAGAGGTTAATTTACTAAAGCAATTTATAGTGAGGGACTATCAGCGGAAGGACATATCTGCTGAGACGGCCCTCTATCTATTTGAGAGGTTTAAACAGGAATACAATGAAGATTCACAAAGAGATTCAGAAAGTTGAGCATTATGAAGAATACGAAGTCAATGAAATCACCTTATACAACCACCTATACCTCCACTTCGGAATCCCCGACAGGCAACTTAGCGACTACCGATACGGCAAGTACCAAACAGGATACTACCTCGACACCAAGCTACTACCTCGGTAAGTACAAAGGCCTTGAGGCTTTTGATGTAGTTATGGACTTTCAGAGGGATAGTTACAATCTTGGTGTTGCCATTGCTTACCTGCTTCGGGCAGGAAAGAAGCAAGGCAACCCAAGGTGCCAGGACATCTCCAAAGCTGTGGATCACTTAAAAAAGGAACTAGAATATGAAAGAGACTTTGGACTTACTCCTGAAACTACCGAAGACAATATCCTTAAATAGTCTGTATGCAGGCAAGCATTGGACGTTTAGAAAAAAGATTAAAGATGAATATAAGAAAATCGTTGAGTCAGAATTGGCTCGTTATGACCACCATTGTGGAGAGAGTTGCACTATCGTTATTCGCTATCATACTCGTGCCGATGTGGATAACCTTGTTTTGGTTTCAAAATTTACTGCTGATACTCTCGTGGCTAACGGATGGATTCCTGACGATAGCCCTAAGTATTACCACAAACTCACTATCGTTTATGACCAAACGGTTGAAAAGAATTATTGTGAGGTTGAGGTTAGATTAAGGAACGCAGTACCTACAGATGAAGATTAACCAACTAGATTTATTCAGCGGTATCGGAGGCTTTCATTTGGGCTTCGAGCGTGCAGGCTATGAGGTGACCTCTTGGTTCTCCGAAGTAGATAAGCACGCTATCGCTGTGTATCAGAATCAATTTAAAGATGCTACCTATGTCGGGTCAGTTAGAGATGTTCGGGGGGCAGACCTCCCAAGAATCGACCTTGTCACCTTTGGATCACCTTGCCAAGACTTTAGTCAGGCTGGAAATCGCAGGGGTCTCGAAGGAGACCGAAGCGGTCTTATCTCTGAAGCAATACGGCTTATCGGAGAATGCAGACCAAGAGTTTTTATTTGGGAGAATGTTAAAGGAACTTTCTCCTCAAACGATGGGGCAGATTTTGCGGCAATCCTCCAAGCCTTTGTTGACCTTGGGGGCTATCGATGCGAATGGCAACTTCTTAACACAGCGTGGTTTTTACCCCAAAATAGGGAGCGTGTCTACCTTATTGGATATTCTACAGAAGCCAGAGGAGATTGGGGAGGAGTATTTCCTATCCGAGAGTCAGGTAAGCAGCCTAACCTCAGGAATGCAAAAGTCGCATCTACACTTCAATCCCCTGGACACGCAGCAGGAAACTACCGAGGAATGAATATGATTGCTGAGGTGATTAGTTACACCCGTTCCTCAGACGGGAAAGTAACTAATCGCAACTTTAAAGAGACAGCAAACACTTTGCATTCTGTTACGGGTGGCGGAGGAAATACAGACCAATTTTTAAGGGTTAAGAGTGCTAAGGAATGTGGCTATGAGGAAGCAGGTGCAGGTGATAGTATTAACCTTACTGCTATAAACTCAACTACTCGCAGGGGTCGAGTGGGTAAGCAGAAAGCGCAAACCCTCGACACCTTATGCGAGCAAGCAGTAGTAGAACCCAAGTACACATACAAGAAGGTCAATGAGACGATTGAGCAGAATGCGGAAAAGTTTAAAGCAGGTGAACCTACTATGATGGACTTACATAACCGCAACCTTATGGATGTCTCACCTTGTTTAGTAGAGCCACACCATAACGCTGCTAGTCTATTTGACGGCTATAGAATCAGAAGACTCACCCCTATAGAGTGTGAGCGGCTTCAGGGCTTCCCTGATAACCATACAGAATATGGATCGTACGAAGGTGAAGTCAAAAGAATGAGTAATACGCAACGCTATAAGCAGTGCGGCAATGCAGTCACGGTTGACGTGGTTGAAGAAATTGCTAAACGTTTATTGCCGTTGTATGAATAATTTTGTTAATTTCGAATCAGTTTAATAATCAATAAAAGAGATGCTATGAAAACAGCAGTAGTTCAAGAGGTGAAGCCTGTAGGCGAACCAAGACAAGGTCAGTACGGAATGATGTACACCTATGGAGTTAGATTTGATAATGGAGACTCTGGCCTCTACACATCAACTAACGAGAATCAAAACAAGTTTGTAGTAGGCGAATCAGCCCACTACCTTGATGAGGCAAAGCAAAGTAAAACGGGTAAGACTTGGTTTAAGATTAAACCTGCTAATCCGCAGTATGATGGTCAGGTAACGAATGCACCACAGCAGGTAGCCACCGCCCCTTCAACGGGCGGAGGGGCTACTACCTCAAAGGATGTACTTATTGTACGTCAAACGGCATTAAAGGCAGCCGCTGAGTTTGCCGCTAGTATGGATGCTAACCACCTTGATTTATTGAGGTTAGCAGAATCTTTTAAGGATTGGGTACTCGATAACGATGCCAACCCACTCAAAGAAAAGGAGAGCACTGAGTCTCCTTTCTAATTAAAAGTTTCACATCAGGGGAGGGCAATGCTCTCCCCTTTTTTAATACCAAAACCATATGGCTAAAGTCAGCTATGCCGACCTCACGGGTCGGATAGATAACATTCGTATGAACAGGGTCAAGCAAGGCTATGACTTTGGGCATTACAAACTAGACGAGTACCTCCGTTTTAAAAGAGGTAATTTCAATATCATTTTAGGGCATAATAACGTTGGTAAGACTACTACGATTCTCTACCTGATGGTACTGCAGTCAATGAAGAACAAACTCAAGTGGCTCATCTTTAGCAGCGAGAACACGCCAGAGAGTGTCGCTATAAAGATTGTGCAGTTCTACTTGGGCAAGACCATTAACAAGGTTGAGGAGGATGAGATGCAGAAGGCTATGCGTTTTATTATGGGTCACTTTATTATGATAGATGCCGATAAGAAGATGTACTCTTATAAGGATTTGATTGAGGAGGCAACCGACATCAATAGCGAGGAGGGCATAGACGGTTTTCTTATTGATCCCTATAACTCGCTAAGGAAAGAGCCTAAGATGTTTCAGGCGTTAGGTGGCCACGAGTATGACTACGAGGTGGCTACAGCTTTGCGTAATTGGGCCAAGCAGCAGAAGGTTAGTGTGTGGGTAAATACGCACGCAGTAACGGGAGCGTTACGAAACAAGTACCCTGCACAGCACGAGTACGCAGGGATGACTAAGCCCCCTAGCGTAGGAGATGTTGAAGGAGGTGGTAAGTGGGGAAATAGGGCAGATGATTTTTGGTGTATCCACAGGCTAACAACTCACCCTACCGAGTGGATGTACACACACATACACTGCTTTAAGGTCAAAGAGACGGAGACGGGCGGAAAACCGACTCCGTATGATGACCCTATTATGATGCGGATGAAACCAGGTAGCGCAGGTTTTGAGATTGACGGAGAGAGCCTGTTAGAAACTTCAGAGAAAGTTCAAGGTGACTTACCATTTTAGGCTAAACTTATACTATATTTATAAACGATGAGTGAAGAGAGACACCCTTTAGATAGTGACCGATGGAGGTTTGCCGAGAGCAAGAGTATGACCTTGCTCTGGCTACGCACGAAGAACCAACTCTTGACTGATATAGCCAACCGCATAAAACCTGAAGACCCAAACAATGAAGAGGATATGAATTTATTCTTAGATGTGTTGAGTGTGTATGGTGCTATGGATTCTGCCATTGATATGGTAGAGGAAGTGCAACGTCTTATATGGGATGCCCAAGCAAAGAACGCTGAGTTAAAGTTGACTATACGAAATCTTAGTGAACGGGTATCTAAGTATGAGGCGCAGTTTGATGAACTAGATGAATACTTACGATGAAAGCAAGCATATTAGAATTACAGGAGGAATACAACCACTACGTTGATATTCACAACATACAGAGAAACAGACAGCGACCTAATGTAATGGCAAGGTTTGCCTTTATGGTGGCCGCTAGAGAGTTGTATACAACCTTGGAGATAGCGAGGGTGACGGGTAAAGACCACGCCACGGTTATCCACGCCACAAAGTCCCACGAGATGAACCTACGCTTTGACAGCAGCTATATGAAATTGTTTAATGAGAGTTGCACAATAATTGAGAAGCTAAGAGGCTCAGAGGTAGGTACGGAGAAGTGGCAACTAACGAAGCACAACGCTCTCCTTCAGCAACGTCTTGATGAGTTGCGTGAGGAGATGTTGGAGTTGCGTACTGAGGTTCGTAACAAAGACCGCCTTATAAAAGAAATGAAACACGAATATGAACTTAGCGATTGATGTAGCACCCCTAGCAGGTTTTATAGTAGGAGTTAACTATTGGAACTCCGAAATGGATGAAGACTTTCAAGACCCCAAGTACCACTCTTTGCAGTTGTGCTTTGGGGTCTTGGCTATTGTAGTCACTTGGGCTACGGAAGGGAGAGGAGAATGAACCTATTAGAATTACTTGCTGCCTACCATAAGGAATGGGTTAAGATGGCCTATAAGTTTGGTGCAGGCGCATATGCCGAGGACATTGTGCAGGAGATGTACCTGAGGCTAAATAAGTACGTTGACGATCCAGAAAGGATAATGTACGGAGATGAACCCAATAAGCTATTCGTTTGGGTCACTCTCCGTAATATGGTCAGGAAGTATCAGGACAAAAAAGACCTTCTAGTTTTTGTAGATGAGTACCACGACCACGATGACTTCAGTGAAGAGTTGGGTCGTGAGAATGAGGAAAGCCTTGACCGCTTTCTTGATACGATATTTGATAAGGCCAGAGAGATGCATTGGTTTGACTATAAGATGTTCGAGTTGTACCACACAACAGACTTATCGATGAGGGACATTGAGAAGGAGACCACCATTAGTTTAAGAACAATTTTTACA